ACGGATTTTGGTAGTGCCGAAGAAAAAAATACTGATACAGGAACCGATGATTTTGATTTTGGTGGTGGAGATGAAGAAACAGAAGATGATTTTGATTTTGGCGGAGATGATGCTGGTTCTGACGAATTTGATTTCGGTGGTGGAGATGAAGAAACTAAATCTGATGAAGATGGGGATGATGCTGGTTCTGACGAATTTGATTTCGGTGATGATACTGAAGAAGTAGATGACGAGGATTTTGACTTTGGTGATGATACTGAAGAAGTAGATGATGAAGATTTAGGTGATGGAGATGATGAGATAAAGGATATTCAAAGTACAACAGGAAAATTAGGTCAACAACTTAGAGACGTTGAGGATTTATCTTCTGATATGCAAAAATGGGTTGCTAAATCTGTTTTATCAGCATTAAATTTAGATAACATGGATTCTGAAGACAAAAAAGATATCATTAGAACGGTTAAAAGAAAATCTAAAGAAGAAGAATCAAAAGAAGAAGAATCTTTTGATTTTGGATCTGAAGAACCAATGGAAGAAGATTATGAGCATTATATGAAAGATAATGATTCTAATTTATTAACTAGAAAAGACCTTGGTATGGGAGATGATACAAATTATATGTCTTATATGAAAGATAAAAATAATTACTCCCAAAAAGAAGTTAATGATTGGTTAAATGATATGGAAATGTCAGGATTTGGTGAAACTACACCAAAACCAATGTATGATTCTTTTATGAGTGATAAAACTGAAAATAACCCACGTATAGGCGGTGATGAAGATGAAGATCCAAATAAATTATTGTTAGATTTTGAGGAAGATGAAACTTTATATAACCCAAATTTAAAAGCACATAGACAAGCTAGAAAAGATATGGTTCCCCACTATTTAAAACACGCTGGTCCTGGGTATGAGGAAAGACCTTCTAATGAATGGCGTAGAAATTTATTACCAGACAACTCAAATTTTAGGGCTGGTTATTCTGAGTACGATGATTTTATGTCTGAAACAGATATCATGGATGAACTTGAAACCTATGAACAAGAATTAGCTTACAATGATGTTGTTGATATGGCTTCAGAATATGGCTTCACCGTTGGTTTTTGTCATAAAGACAAATCTGAAGACCCTGAAGAACAAACAATTTATTTAGATATCAAAGACGGTAAAAAGAAAGTTATGAAAGCTAGAATCAATTCCGTTGGTAATATAGAATTGGGTACTATGAGAGGTATGCATTTTATTGGTGAACCTATTGACACTTTCTCAGATTTTGACGAAGCTTTAGGAGAAGACGGAATAATAGATACTATGGGACCACAAAGGGAAAAATCACCTGAAACAAAACCGGGAAGAGAAACTGAAACAAAACCTGGTAGAGAAAGTAAACCTGATACTGATAGGCCTTCAAGAAGACCATTTAGTCCTCCTCCGGGAATTACACCGGGAGAAGAACCTGGCCCAAAAGCTGGTGATGAAAGATGGGATGGGACATATCCTTCAATGGCACCACAACCAGCAAAGGAACCTGAAACAACACCCACAGAACCAACAACAAAACCTGGTAGGGAAAGTAAACCTGATGAAGGAAGACCTTCAAGAAGACCATTTAGTCCTCCTCCGGGAATTACACCGGGAGAAGAACCTGGCCCAAAAGCTGGTGATGAAACAAGTTATATGAGTTATATGGGAGATGAAGATAAAACATCTAATCAACCAACTAGACCAATTAAACCACCTCAAAGACCACAAGGAAGACCTAACAAACCATTCCCAAAACCTATTGAACCTGATCTTAAACCAAGACAACCTAATATTGGGAGAAGATTTTAAAAAATAAAATATATTAAGAAAACATAGCCTGTTGGCTATGTTTTTTTATGCCTTTTAATAATATTTATAGTTATATGTATTTGATTTATATAAACAGAATTGGAAAAACCTTTAAAGGTGAAAATATGTTTGAGTTTTTGTTCTCAGATTCTACTGAATGGGAGTGGGATGAGTCTTGGTATGAATCGTCTGTAATGACGGATACTAGGGATTTAGCACCTGACGAATCTATAATCAAGTTGGTTGGTTCTCTTAAAACAGATGAATTTGATTTAGAATTAATTCAAGAAGATGGTGTTCGTGATATTTATAATGCTGTAGAAGGTATTATGGCCTTAGGTTGGGAAAAACTACAGGATGATGAGGATTATCCTGAAAAAAGAAGGGTCTTTAAATTTGGTGATACTAAAGAATCTGTAGATGAACAACTTTATGAATATGACCTTGTATTAAAGTATAAAGAAAATAAAGTAATTAAATGATAAAAAGGAAGTATATAAATGAGGCTGAAGATTCTTTTGGTATTGAAAGTATGCAAGAGTTAATCGATAAAAATGTTGAGGAACTTGAAAACACAAAATTAGCTTTAGAAAAGGCTGAAGAAGACAAAAAAAATACCGGGATTCAGGCTAATGTAGAAAAAAATACTGCTACAAGAATGCCTAGTACAAATAACCCAACAGATAAGACATCAATGGATAAGATTGGTATGGAGGCTTCTGTTAACAAGAAAAAACCTTTATACGCTAAAAGAGAACAGGAATTAGATGACCAAATAAAAAATTTATCTGATAGAATAAAATATTTAGAGGATACAATTAAAACACAAAAAAAAACATTAGATGATATGAAACGTGTAGAGGTTAGTGAACACAGAATTATAAAAGCAAAAGATTTTAAATCTATTGTTGAAAACTATACTAAAATAAGTTTGTCTGAATCAGAAATTATGAGTATACTTGTAGAGTCTCAAAATCCGGTAATGACTAAATCGGAATTGGTTGAGAGTATACAAAATAACTTAATAATTGAAGCAAGAATGAATCCTAATGTAAGTCGTAGTTTTGATAGTGGTGATAATGAATATGCTGAACTTTTGGGTTCTGATATAGCCAAACAAATGGCTGACCAAGCTTTTGCTGATATAGCAAGAAACATACAACAAAAAACAGGTAGACAAAATGTTAGTTTAGAGGATGTCCAACAATTACTGATGTCTTCTTTAATAGAAGCTGCTAAAAAAGAATACCAATACGGTATAGAAAGATTAGAAAGAAAGGCTGTTGAATTAGTTAGTAAAAAATTTAATGTTCCAAGTGGCTCAGTAAACTTTGATGTTAAAATAACTGGTTTACCACCACAATTAGTTCCGGTACTTTTACCTACGTCAGGTCTTAATAGACAACAAATGATGGAGGCTATGAATTTAACACAAAATCCTACACCACAAAATTTAGAAAGACTTTCTGAAATGTTACGGGTTAGGATTGGTATGGTAGAAAAGGAAGGGATGAGTTATGAAAAAGGTAATACCCCACCACCACAAGGTAAAACTGCCGAACAAATGAAACCTAAAGTTAAACGAAGAAGATTAACTAACGCTATGATGCAAGGTTCAGCTAGATTAACACAAAACCTTCATTTTGCTGATGATGATTTTCGTGATGAAAACCCTGATTTAAGTCGTGAATACGGTAAAATTATGGCGGCTAATGACGCTAACTATTGGTTGATGGACGACGATACAATTAAAAGAGAAGGACAAGGTGGTATTCACGCTGGTAATTCAAGGGTTAAACTTTCTCAAACGGGGGGTGTACCAACAATTGTAGCACAAGGAATGACCTACCCAATATTATTACATGAATTAGGTAAAGGTATTCCTGAATTAATGTCTTTATGGTCTTTACCCACTGACCCTGAAGAAAGAAAATATGTTTTATCTCAAACCGATAATTTAGAGGCTGAAACAAACGATATTAGATTAGGTCCGGCTCTTTGGACTAAATTTATTGAGGAGATACCTGTAGAAAATCAAGAAGTAGTTTCTTTAACTTGGCATAAACTACAGGAGTTAAGTGATTACGATTTTAATAGTATTGTTGAAGGTTTATTACAAAATAGAACCGATGCTAAAAATAAAATTAAAATGATGGCTGAGGAGGCTATTGAGGAATTAAGAGAAGAAGGTTCTGACGAGGCTCTTGGTGTTTACGGTGGTGATGAGGAAGAAGATGAAGAAGGTGATGTGGCAACACCTGAAGCTGGTGAAGAAAAAGAAGGTGAATATACTGATCCTGTATTGAAAAAACTTCTTGGCGGTGATGAGGAAGAAGATGAAGGTCCACAAGAAACTGGTAATCTTGAAGATATGTCAAAGGACCAATTAGTAAAATTAATGCAATCAGCAATTGAAGACGAGGATTATGAATTTGCTTCACAAATTAGAGATATCTTAAATAATAGATAAAGAAAACGGATTAGGACCGTTATAGTCTACGGACTATTAAAACCCACCAAGTTCGCTACTATGGTGGGTTTTTTCATGCCTGATGATATTTATTGGCATGAGTTTATCAAAGGCACAAATGTTATATGAAATAGGGAAGTGTTTATCTGACCCTATATACGCTATTGAAAATTATTTAGAAACAGAAGATAGAACACAAAAAGGGTTTGTACCTTTTAGATTATTTCCTAGACAAAAAGAATTAGTAAAGGCATATAAAGACCATCACCACAATATTGTGATGAAACCTCGTCAGGCAGGTATATCCACAACAACAGCCGCTTATCTAGCGATTCTTACGGCTTTAGCCTCAAATAAGAGTACACAAAAAATTCTTATTGCGGCTAATAAACAAGAAACAGCTAAAGAATTCTTAAAAAAAATTAAAGATTTTACAATGCAATTACCTGATTGGATGGATGTTTATCGTCCACCAGGAAATGATAGTTGGTTTAACCTAGAAAAAAACTCAAGTTCACATTATAAATTATGGAATGGTTCAGAGGTTAAGGCGGTGGCTTCTTCAAAAGATGCTTTAAGGGGTTATACACCTTCAGTTATTGTAGTTGATGAGGCAGCATTTATCGAAGGTAATAAAGGAGAGGAATTCTATACAGCAGCACAACCATCACTTTCAACAGGTGGTAGGTCAATTCTTATTTCGACACCAAACGGACATGACCCACTTTATCATAAAGCCTATGTTACGGCGGAAAAGGGTAAAAATAATTTTAACATTGTATCGATGAGGTGGTATGAAGACCCTCGTTATAATGGTAAAAATGATGGTTCAGGTATGTCATGGGTTTTACGTCACGAAAAAACTGATGAAGTTGTAGAAGAATTAGTCGACCCTAAAAGTGGTTCAGGTCCCGATGCGGTAGTACCTGAAGAAACATGGCCTGAAATGATAGAAAAAGGGTATCAACCTAGGTCCAAATGGTTTGATGATATGTGTGCCCAACTTAATCATAATGTTAGGTCGATTGCACAAGAGTTATTATGTTCTTTTGTTGGTTCGGGTGATAACGTAATTGACGACAAATACAAAAATAGACAAGAAAGGGATAACGTTAGAGAGCCTTTAAGAAAAGAATGGTTAGATGGTAATATGTGGATATGGGAAGATCCAATAGCTGGTCATGAATATATTTTATCTGCTGACCCTTCTTCAGGTTCTTCTGATGACTTTGCCGGACTTTGTATATGGGATTTTACAACAGGAAATCAAGTTGCTGAATATCATGGTAAAGTTGCTCCCGATGTTTTAGGTGAAATATGTAAGTATTATGGTGAATCTTACGATGCCTTTATTGTGGTGGATATCACTGGTGGTTGGGGTGCTTCTGTTGTACTTAAACTAATTGAATTAGGATACCCTAAAAGAAAACTTTATTATGATGTAACGGTTGGTATCGATTCTATTGAAAGTAATAGAGCCTTACAGAAATACATGGATAAAGGTAAATTACCTGGGTTAAATTTCCAAAAAAATAGAAATACAATTATATCTAAATTAGAAGAAGCTATTAGAATGGATTCTTTTAAAATACGTTCTAAAAGAGCCTTAGCCGAAATAGAAACTTTTGTCTTTATTAGTGGTAGAGCGGACCACATGAAAGGTTATCATGATGATCTTTTAATGTCTATCGCGATGTGTTGTTTTGTTGCTTCAACTTCCTTTAAGGATTTGGAAAAATCAAAAGGTCAGGCCAAAGCTATGGTAAATAGTTGGTCAGTTGAAACAAATGTGGTAGAAGATAATAATATTTTAAATGAGGTAATTGGAACTGGTTTTTATGTAGACAACGCTAGTAAAAATAATAACATAACTATTGATCAAACCAAAGAATATAATTGGTTATTCAGTGGTATGAAAGGATTTAAAAAATAAAAAAAAATGGCAAGAATAATATCTAATAATCCCTTTAGTAAAAGACCTAGTGTTAGAAAGGGTGCTGGACCAGTTTATAATATAGTAAAAAAACCTAATAATAATGCAAGTAATTTAAATAAAAAAGTTGTATCTGAATTATCACTTTGTTCTGGTGATTACGATAATTTAGTTAGTTACGTGTATGAGATTCAAACAAATGGTAATCATTTATCTTACGTTGATTGTGATTACGTAGAATAAAATTACATACCATTCACATTACTAATTATGGGTTTATTTTTAATGGTAATATTTATAATATAAGAAATATTTTTTTAAATGGCAGATAATAATAAAAATTTAACAGTATATCAAAAACTATTCTACTTGTTTGGTCAGGGTCATGGTAGTGTAAAAAATAATATGACTTACAATAAGTATGCTTTAGACGATAAAGATTTAATTGTAACTAAATCTAGACAAGATTACGAAAAAGAAAAATTACAATTACAACAACAAAAATATTTAGAAGGTCAATGGGCTAAGGTTGATAACGAATTATATCAAAAAGCCGTATTTTATGAAACTTCTAGGATAGCTTCTTACATGGATTTTGAGGCCATGGAATTCACACCTGAAATAGCTGTTGCTTTAGATATTATGTCTGAAGAATCTTGTACTTTAAATGAACAAGGTAAAATTTTAAGTATATATTCAGATTCATCTAGAATTAAAAAAGTTTTAGAAGATTTATTTTTCAATGTTTTAGATATTCATTCTAATTTACCTATGTGGACTAGAAATACATGTAAATATGGTGATAATTTTCTTTACTTAAAAATAGATTATAAGGACGGTATTATTGGGGCATCACAATTAACTAACATAAACATTGAAAGGAAAGAATCAGGTTTATTCCCATTCCAATCTTTAAAAGACGATACATCACAAGAACCAAACGCGTCAAAAAAACAAGTTAAATTTTATTTGAGAGATAAAAGTTTAGAGTTTAATGCTTGGGAAATAGCACACTTCCGTTTATTGGGTGACGATAGAAAACTACCTTATGGTACTTCTGTATTAGAAAAAGTTAGACGTATTTGGAAACAATTACTTTTAGCTGAAGACGCGATGTTAGTTTATCGTGTTACCAGAGCTCCTGAAAGAAGAGTATTTAAGGTTTACGTTGGTAACATTGATGATAATGATGTTGAAGCTTATGTACAAAAAGTTGCTAATAAATTTAAAAGAACACAAAAAGCCGATAGAGAAACAGGTCAAGTAGACCTTAGATACAATACCTTAGCGGTTGACCAAGATTACTTTGTTCCTGTAAGAGACCCTAATGCTAGTAGTCCAATAGAAACTTTGGCGGGTGCCTCTAACTTAGACCAAATAGCTGATATCCAGTTTATCCAAAGAAAAATGGTAACGGCTCTTAGAGTACCAAAAACTTTTTTAGGTTTTGAAGAAGTTGTGGGTGATGGTAAAAATTTAGCTATGATGGACATTAGATTTGCTAGAACTATTAATAGAATCCAACAATCTATAATTCAAGAATTAAATAAAATAGCTATAATTCATTTATATATATTAGGTTTTCACGATGAATTAAATAATTTTAAATTAGTCCTTAATAACCCATCAACACAAGGTGAGGTTCTTAAAGTTGAGCAATGGAAAGAAAAAGTTCTTCTTTACAAAGACCTTGTATCGGCTATTGATGGTGGTATTGCTCCTACATCACACACTTGGGCTAAGAGAAATATATTTAACTGGTCTAATGATGAAATACTAGAAGATTTAGAACAACAAAGACTTGAAAGAGCGGCAGCTAAAGAACTTGAAAATACACCTGAAGTAATTAAAAACACTGGGTTCTTTAAGAAGGTTGATAAATTATATGGTGAGATTTCTACAGGAGAAGAAACACCGTCCGAAACAGAAGGTGAAGAAACTGGTGGTGGATTCGGAACTGAAGAAACTGGTGGTGGATTCGGTGGTGGTGGATTTGATATAGGTGGAGCTGAGACTGGTGGTGGTGAAGAAGCCTTAGGTGGAGCCGAAGAAACAGGTGGTGGATCTGAAGCAGGAACTGGATTTGGTGAAAGTTTTAGGGGTGATGAAAATGTTATAGATAGACTTCTTTTGGAGGGTAAAAAGAAGAATGAAGACATATTTAATATGACTAAAGGAATTGATTTATTACTTAATGAAGAAAATAATGAAATACTTGATAACTAGAGCATATTTATTTTAAAAATATTGCTATGAATTTTGGTACATTAAAAGATATATTCACCGAGAAGTTAATAGAATCTTATACTTCTGATGATAAAACAGGTAAAGAACTATACAAAAAATTCCTTAAAATATTAAAAGAAAACGAAACTTTAAAAACAACTTTTATTATTTATAAGAATTTAGAGACAAAAACTTTTAAAAGTGAAATTGCTGCTAATGATTACCTTAAAGAATCTATATCAATATTGGATAAATTTAGGGGTGAAGAATCAATAAACGAACAATCAAAAGTTTTAATTAATCTTTTAGAAAAAAACTGTATTAATTATAAAGACCGACAAACTAAAGATCTACACGAGTCAATACATAATTTATTAACTATTAAAAAATCTGTTTCTACAATAGATAAGATACAAGAATCTAAAGAAAATTTGGTTGGTTGGTTAATGAAAGAAAAAGAAGTTATTTCTGAAGAAACTACCTATATTAATACAGATGTCAACCCAAATAAATTCCTAGAATTAGCTGTTAATAAATTTAATGAAAAATATAAAGATAGTTTAACAGAAGAGGAAAAAAATATATTAAAAGTTTTACGTGAGAATAATGAAGAAAACACTAAAACTTTAGTATCTAATTTAGTTAAAGAAACCATAGAACTCGTTAATAATCATTTAGAATTGTATGGAGAAAATGTTACAGTAAAATCAAAATTATTAGAAACTAAAGATGCTATCTATAAGATGGCAGAAAATAACGACAGTTCTAATGATAAAGTTCTAAAACTGTACGATTTAAAAAATAATTTAAAAAATGATTAATAGATTTTTAAACCACTTTGTAAGTTGTTTTGGGTTTACGTGTAAACAAGATTTTGGTGACTCGATTGTACACTCTAATTTAATGCCACTAACAATACCTATTGCAGGTATTTCAGCTTTTATTGAATCTTTTATAGGTTTACAAGGATTAACTGTGTTTGCATTTGTTGTTTTAGTTATATTAGAATTGATAACTGGTATAGTTGCGGCAAAAGCTAGAGGTGAAAAAATAGTATCACACAAATTTAGTCGTTTTGGTTTAAAAGTTTTTGTATGGATGTGTTTATTATTTATAACAAATTCTGTTGGTCTTGAATATGAAAATCATAAAGATTTTTTATCTAAAATGGGTAGTGGGTTTTTTAGTTGGTTACATGGTACCCTTTTTGTTTATGTAACACTAGAATATTTAATTTCTGTTTTAGAGAATATCGGTTCATTAACAAATGAAAAAAGTAAAAAAACTTTAATTACAACAATAATAAATAAATTAAATAGTTTCCTTGGTCTTGAAAAATCTGAAAAAAAATCTGATGAAACTAATTAAGGATGTCCTAATGGAAAAAGGTAGATGGTCTCAAGGTAGAATCTATCTTTTTTGGTCTATATTAGCTTATTATGTTACCCTAGGTATTCTAACTTGTACGGGTATGACTAAAAAAGCTAATATAGATATGAATAATTTTAAAATTATTATAGACGCCTTAGAATATTCAATGACACTATTCGCTGGTTATGTATTTGGGAATAGGTTCCTAGAAATATTTAAGGTTTTGAAATCTAATAAAAAAGATGAATAATCTTAAAAATTATTAATAAAGCCCCCTAAATTTAGGGGGCTTTTTTTTGTTTTATATTTTTATTATATTTTAACAAAAATTATGTATGAATAAAATGTTATATAACACGGTTTTAAACCCGGAGGCAAATTAATAAACCTATTAATGAAACGAGGAAAAGAAATGAGGGTAGAAACCCCTTACCAATACAATGTAATTACAGGAACAGTAGACAATAAAACACCCAAATCAATTTATATTCAAATATCAGCATGGGGTAAACCAAAAGAGTGGGGAATTGAAAATTATGAAGCTATAATTAAAAAAAAATCAAAAAGAGTTAAAAGTAAATTATATGAAATTTTAGATGATAAATCTTTTTATAAAACAAAAACAATTGTTGATTTTAATATGGCTTCTTCTGGTATTAATTATGATAAAAGAAGTTTTATGTCAGTAGAATTAACTTTATTTAAAAAAGAACCTTTAATACCAATCAATTCAGATGAAATAAAACCACTAATAGAATCTATATCTGAAAAAATTATTAAAGATGTTTTTGAAAAAGATGAGAACTTTGAATTTTTTAAAAGTAAAAATTAAGTAAAAGGGGGATTTAATCTCCCTTTTTTTTCTTACGGCATATTTATAAAAAAAATATAAATATGAAAATATTAAAACCGGGTGAAACAGGTGCAGGATTTTTAGTAGAATATGATTCAGGGTACATTTCCCCTGAATTAACTTGTCCTGATGGTGTTTGTTCAAACTCTAACTTAATTAAAGAATTTAAGTCAGGTACAAATCTAACTTTAGATGGTCCACTACCCGAAAAAATAGAAATATATGCCGTTCTTCAGAAATGGGGAGTTGAAAACAAAAACGGTAGAGTTTATCCAAAAGAGATTTTAGAAAGAGAAGCTAAAAGATATCAGGAGTTTATTGATATGGGAACTTCACTTGGTGAATTAAATCACCCTGAATCATCTATTATTGATGCTGATAGAGTATCACATAGAATTACTGAAATATGGTGGGAGGGCAGAACTCTTATGGGTAGAATGGAATTGGATACAACACCAGGTTATCATAAAATGGGTATTATATCTTCAGTAGGAGATAAAGTTCTTAATATGATAAGAAAAGGTTGGACAGTTGGTATTTCTTCTAGGGGTGTAGGTTCACTTAAAAATGAAGGGGGTAAAAATGTTGTTCAAGATGATTTTGAATTAATTTGTTGGGATATTGTTACTTCGCCTTCTACACCAGGTTCTTGGATATCAACAGAAGAAAAAGATTTAAAACCTTATATGGAATCTACTGAGGATAAGGGATATTTATTAAAAGATAAAAAAAATGATAATTTTATTTCTGAAAATGAAACAAAATTATTACAAGATTTAAATAAATTTTTATTATAAAAAAATAATGCGCGCAGCAGCTAGCTTTTAGCAAAAAGCAAAGCAGCAAAAATAATAAATTAAAATAAAAAAAAATGGAAAAAAGAATTGTAAGATTAACAGAATCCGATTTGGAGAAACTTGTTAAAAGAATTATTAAAGAGGGTGAAAATAACCCAATCATGGATACTCCTAAAGAAGAAGGGACTATAGACATTAAGGACGTTCAAAATTTTATGAATATGTTAGACCAATATTTTTTAACTAAAGCACCTGGAAAATCAGCCTCAAAAAGAATTAACAACAATCTAGAAAAAGCCGGATTAATTGCTGCTATGATGGATAAATTTGGTGTGGATGTTAATTTAGTTTCTAAAGCTAAAAATATTTTAAAGCAATCTAGCCAACAATAATTTTTTAAAAATGAATATCCGTAAAATCATTAAAGAAGAACTACTTAAAGAAGTGGGTGGGTATGATGATAAAAATATCATGAGTATTCACGCTGGTGTTACCATGGGTTCTTTAACTGAAATTTATAATGATTTAACAAATACATTACAAGGTTTGGCTAACGCCATAATGGACGGGCATTCAAAAGAAGATTTTGTTATTTATTTAACAGAAACTTCTGAAGAAATAGATACATTAGTAGATGCAATAAAAATTATTGTGGGTGAATTTACTGAAGATGATTTAATTAGAAAAGCTAAAAAAATTATTAGATCACTTAAAAATTTTAAAAACAATATAGATGACCTAGTAAACAATTCTTCTGATACTATGATTTCTGATGAAGAGTTTGTTGAAGAAGTTAAAAATTTATTAATTAAATTATTACCATCTTTAAAAGAATACGGGGAACAATTACAAATTACCAATAAAGTTTTTAAAGATAGGTTAACAGGTCACAGTAGAAGTTCTTTTGGATCAGGATTTAGTTTGAATTAGCACTTCACAAATTAAAACATTTTTTCTATTATTAATTTATCAATAATTATTAATTTTAAAACGTTTTAAAAATGGGAGACCAAACATTAAATTTTTTCCTCGTTAGAGTTGAGTTTGAAACAGTAAACGAAGCTACAGGAAAACCAAAAAAAATTAAGACACAGTATCTTGTAGATGCTATGACTTGTACTGAAGCTGAAGCTAGAACACATCAATACCTAAATGGTACTGTATTAGATTATGAGATTGTATCAGCAGTAAAATCTCAAATTGAGGATGTTATTAAGGTTGAGGTTACAGCTTAATCTTTTTTCCAATAAAAAAATTAAAAGACTCACAGAAATGTG